AATCTTAATAAAGTTGCTTATATTAGAAATAAGCTGTCTGATATCAGTAAAGAATGTAAATTAGAATGGAATTCTAATAATTTTGAAATTAAAAGATTTTTAGAATCTAAACTTTTTGAAGCTCTTTATGAATTAGATGACTATAACTCTAATGTTAAGGTAGCTTAATGCTAAAAGATTAATTCTTTTAATGAGTGTCTTCTCCCACTCATTTTTCTTTTTATTCCTTCGTATACGTTTCATTTGTTAAGTTTTATTTAAATCCAAGAATCCGCTCGAAGGAATGAAGAGATAGCGTTTTAACGATTACATATACTAATGTAGATATAGAAAGAAATATATCTAATAATACTATAATAAAATATTTTTAAAACGAAGGAGAATGATGTAAATGAAAAAATTAAGAAACACAAAACAAGGACAAAGATTAATGGAAATGACAGCTGCTATTTATGATCGTGCTTTTAATGATTTAGTGAAATTTGATGAAAATGGTAACATGTTAAAAATTGAATCAAACAGTCAAGAATGGGTACAACTTGTCACAGATGTAAAAAATGGTATTAATAAAGCTAAAGAAATAGTTAAGGACAAATCTAAAAGTTTAAATCAAACAATTAACCAATTATGGTATAAATTAAATGATTTATCAAATGTCGAATTGGTTACATTAAACACATTAGTTGAATATAAGATTAATCTGGACTATTACGGTTCAGAATGTTGTATCAATTGGTACGACCTTACAGATGCGACAGAAAGTTATAGTCCTAGATATAATTGTAAGTGGGGACAACAAACTAAGAAAGGATACCAATGGGTTAATTACAAAACAAACCCATTCCTATTCTGGTAAAATAAACTTGAGAAGCTTTCGAGCTTCTCATTTTTATTTTTTTTTGAGTATACGAAGGAATTATTTTATCGACAATTACATATAATAAAGTGAATATACAAATGTATATTTAATATAATATAAGGAGGTTACATAGATGAATGTAGCATTAGAAAATGAAATTATGGGATTAGTGCAAGGATATTTTGCACCATTGGTTGGAAAAGGTACATCTAAAGGAATGTTAGGTAAGATTTACTCAGCAAATGTACTTAATAATACTACTTTATTAAACGGTATTCAAATCGACGTTTTCAGACAGTTGGCAGAAAGAACTAGAGGTAGAATAATTATTACTGGTTGTTATTTTGAGACTGGTTTTAATGAACCTACTAAAACTCCATCTAATTTAGATAATGTAGATTATAGAATATCTATAAACTTTAGCTTCGTTATTGCATATAATGAATTAATTCCTGGTGGAGGAGCTAGTAAGAATAGTGTTAAAAAGGTTATTCCATTCAGTGTACCATTTGATATATTAGAAGGAGATCCTACTCCATTAGAAGACGTTGTATTGTATCATGTAAGTCAATAATTCAATAATTGCATATACTACACCATCAGTTTTCTAACAAAATCCAATGTAAATTAAACAAATACGGAGGATTAACATGATTAAAGCAATTAAAGATGATTTCAGAATACTAATAAATGGAAATACATTACCAGTATTGGTAGATAATAATATTAGTATTGAATATATCGTAGCAGAATTGATCGGAAATATTTTTAAGGTTGAGCTAACAAATGCTGAGTCTATGAAAGATATTCTTGAATCTATGAATAAATTAATTATATTTTGGGATAAAGATACTAAAGTTTTAGATACATTAACTATAAACCATTTTGAATTTGTAGAGGATTTTGATTTAATGTTTAAATTCAAGAAATCTAATAATGATCCTTTACCTAGTATTAAATTGTGGAGTGCGTATGATTTTCAAGGGTTGCAAAGTAGAGACTTAGATGCATATAATGATATTATGAATCATCCATATGTTGTAATAGGTCCATTAAATAAGATAAATCCTATAACATTTAACTCTATAATGAATGCATTTCCTTTAAATCTTAGAATTCTATATGGAGATGATAAACTTGATAGTCCGGAAAATAATAACTATCATAACGTTTACTTATCTAATAGTAATGCTATAATGACTATTCCTTATTATAGTGGACGTGATATAAAGGAAAAGAAAGTTAATAGTGTTATCGATAAACTAAGAAAACCTAGTTGTAAATTAGCGGATCTTAGTAATGCTGTTATAAAGTTTATAGAGACTGAAGCTATAGATACAAGTATAATTATGGATTGTATTGAAGATGAAAATACATTGGTAGTAGTTCCTCATAGATTAAAAGATGATGTAAATAGTAGACTTATAGAGTTAGCAAATGGAAGCGATGATCTAAACCTTAAAGTAGGTCAATATGTATATAATACATACGCTTTTAAAGTGGATAAAAGTAGTAATCTTGATGGTGTAGAATTTGTAATAGAACCTCTTACTAAAATATGGATAGCTAGAATAGTAAGAAAATATGTAAATAGAGGAAATTATATCGTGGAATGTGATATACAAGTTAAATACAATGATAAGCTTATTGTAGTACATGGTGTTCAATTTGATTGGTGTTATTATTTAATGCAATTTAATAAAAGCTATCATTTAGATAACCAAGCTGATTATAATACTATAGACTACAAATATTTAAATAGTAATAATAATATATGGAAACCAGAAATACTTAAATGTATTCCATTTAGAGTTACTACTGTAAACTATGCAAAATATAGATATTTTAATAGAATAGTAGCTTTTATGGAAACTATTGATAGTTGGATGTTAGAAAGACATCCTACAGACCTGTATGGATATATGGCAAGTTGTGTAAATGAAGCTATTATTTATAAAGCATATGTGTTTGATGATGTTATTTAAATAAAGAAGGAGATAGAATATGGAAAATAAAATTAAATTAATAGATATAATAGAAAATCCACTAGATTTAACAGAGAAAATTATAGTTGATATGTTAGAAAATAAAGGTACTAAGTATATAAATTTATTAAGTGCAATACTAACTAGAGCAATGTATGAAGAAGATCCAAAATTTGAAAGAGATAAAGTTAAGTTTATTGTCACTGGTATTTCTAAAGACAGCCTAATACCAATGATGAGTTTCCAGTCATTACTTAAAACTGAAAGTTATAAATTTGACTTAATTGAGTCTAGATATATAGCAAACGTCAAAGAGTCTGTTGTAATGTTTGATGATTATGCATTTGATGGGTATATTAAAGAAAAATATAAATTTGATCCATATAGAGTATTTGATATAGATAAAGAAATATTACACCGTTTAGATATCTATGGTATCAATTTACATAGTTTAAGAGTTAGATCAGTTAAATTTATATATACAGCTATTATGATATTCGTTAAATCTAAATATGTTAAAGATTTAAGAGGTCTTGGTAAATCTTTAATAACATCAATAGATATAAATGAAGATATGATTTATGCTTATGATAAACCTTATTGTGATATGACTGCTATATATAACTTTAAAATAGGTTTACTTAGAGGAAAACTTTATCCATTTATTTCAATTAGAAACGTTCCTAGTATATTATATAGTATAAAAATTGCAAATCAAACTCTAGCTATTACCGATAATATAACAAACTATAGAATGAGTACTAATATGGATTCAAGTTTCTCTACAGATAAATGCTTCTGTTTAGAATTGGGAGTTAGTCCTAACTATAATATTATTAACCCTGTATATATTGATATGGAATATATAGCTAATGAAATGGAGAAAGCTTATAATATAGAACTTGAAAAATATAATAAAATTGATAAGAATGTTATTGATAAACCTGTATCTAGCATGAGATTAAAGGAATCATTAAAGAATTCTATAGCAACAGGTGAATTTAATGATATAAAAATTAGAAATAAATTCATATGGAGCTTATTATCACTAGCACTAAAAAATTTATATAAACCAAGTACATGGACTGCACTATTATCTAATAATGACTTCGTTTATTACCATAATTTAAAACAGAGAGTATTTATAAAGAACATTAGTGATGCAATACATCAAGATGATATAGATATTGTATATAATATAATAGAAAAGTTAAATTCATCTGTAATATCAAGTAATATAAATGGTGAAGATAATTATTATATAGAGTTATTTATGATGGATCTGGTAGAATATGTATTAGATTTAAAATTAGACAGTAAAAAGGACCATCTTCAAGTTTGGAAAGACTTAGTAGGACTTAATAAGGCATTAGAATTTAATAGTGAATCAGAAGATTCTAAAGCTAAAACACCTGCTAACTATAAAATAAAAGATTTAGTACTTAGAAACTATGAAGTAGCTGATGCATATGTATTTAACGTTATACTTAGAAATGGTATATGGGAATTACCTATCGCTGAAGATGATGAAGGTCTTATGTTAGTAAGCATAAATAAGTATAATAGTAAATTTGATATTAGTAACCCAGATAAAATACGTCCAAATATAGTAAATGCAGTAAAGAATCTATTAGAATATCAAAGTAGAAAAATGCTTTATAGAGTTTTATTAAATGCTATAAGATATATACATAATTATACTGGTAGTATACATTTTAATGGTTTATCGTATGCAGATTTTATAAATGTATACTTAGATGTAAATAAAGTAATGTCAGAAGCTGGAAGATTACAACTTGCTAATAAAAATAATAAATCACCTCAATCATTTGCTGCTATAAATAGTTTAGTTGATGTATTCAGAATAAATGAACGTAAATGTAATAACCCTGATTACATAGAAATTAAGAATTTCATGGGTAGATATGTTGATATGGGTGAAACATATTATATAATCAAAGATATACTATTTATATACTTCTGCTTACTATTCTCAGATAGAGTTGGATATGATAAGAATGTGTTACTAGATGGATTAACTATTGGAGGACTTGATGCTAAGTTTGTAAATCATTCAAATGATAATTTTGTAAAATTTTCTTCGTTAGATGATGTAGGTATAGAAGGTAGAGATAGAGAACTTAAGAATTATGGCTATAATCCTGAAAATATACCATTTTTACTTAGATATCGTAAAACATTAACATCTGAGCATTTAAAAGACTTTGCTAAAGATGTTCATTATACAGATAGAAAGAACGTTACTTCTAGTTCATTAGATAAACTTGAAGAATTATGGAATAAACAAGTATGTTTTGATGAAATGACTTTCTCTAGAAATAATACAGATAGAAAAAGTACTAGAAGAGACAGATATCTTGCTCTTATGGTAGAACTTGGTGAAATTCTTAAAGAAGATGAATGTTACAAATATTGGAAGTCTTCTAAACATACATTAGATGATAAAGAATATAGAGAAAAAGCGAAGGAAGAATTTGCAGATTTATTACATTTTGTAATGAGTATTGGTATTGATATTTATGATGGCGGTGTTAATGAAATGTATGAACATTATTTAAAGAAAAATGCAATTAACATCGAAAGACAAAATAATAAATACTAATCGGAGGAGTTAATATGTCAAGATTTTCAAAATATTCACATATACAAACAAATGAAGAATGGGTAGGAATATTATTGCTAGGTAGAATAAATAATGAGGCAATAACTACCGAAGAAAGAAAAAGTATTGTAGATTACCTAATATCTACTAAAGATATGGTAACTGCTAGAGTATTAGAACTACTTAATTTAATAACAGTTAAAGGTGATCTTAATGTTACTATAGCTCAATTAAAGACATTCAGAATTAATATGTTATTTAAAATTAAAGATAAATACGTTGATTTATTTGGTGATGATATGATTGTTAAACGTAATATGGCACCACTAAATAAAGAGATAAGAAAACATCTTAAATTCTGGATACCAGATGAGTTAGAAAATGAAATTGCTATAACTGAGACATTTGAAAGAGCTATGCAGAAAATAGAAGATAGTATAACTGGTATAGTTAGACCAGAAAATAAGCCTAGACCAAAATTAACAGATTGTCAAGGTGAACATGTATGTAAGAAAGTTGTAGTAGATTTTAGAGAATAAATATTTCCCGACCATATGACTATGTTGTATGGTCGGGTATTTATTTTTTTACCAAAATATATATTGTTTAAGTCAAAAGTCTGATTTTAACAATGCACTGTATAAATAATAAGGAGGTAAATTTAATGTCTGGTAATGTGAACCTACGTAGTACTTTTGGATCAACTGGAGTGGTCGAAATATGTTATTTAGTTGAAGCGTCGGCTAACGTTTGTAATCCGACATTTGTAGTATATATCCCATCGATTATGGGTGGTATTGAAGCATCTGAGGAAGGACAAGAAGAAGATACTGATCTTGGTAAACGTAATCTTAATAACAGTGGTCTTCCTAGTAAATTGAATCTAGAAAGTTGTATAATTGCTAAAAACTGGACTACTTATGGGCATAGATTAGATGGATGGATACCTCATTTTAAAGCTGCTAGAGCTCATATGGCTAATGGTAAATGGAGTACTGGTAAAGCTACATTAAGTGGTCCAACTACAGAAAATCCTGGACCTAAGATGCACTCACACCAAACTACTGGTGTGCATACTATAAATAGCTTAACATGTGAGGATATAACGTTTGATACTATTGACGTATGGAGTAGTACAGAAGTAGATTTTCAAAATATAAATAATAAAGTTATCAAATATGGTCATAAAATGATAGGTTGCTTTCCATTAGGGGAACAATCTGAATTTATAATACTAGGTATAGACGATGTTACACCTAGATTCAAAAGTGCAGACACAAGAGAGAATGCAGATAGAGCGGACGAACAGTTAGATGGAGAAAAGAATCCTACTAATACAGAAATGACATAATTATAAGGTGGTGAAAATATGGGAGTTAATGTTAATTTGCAAAGAGGTCTTCGTTCATTATTAGAACAACCAATAATACATGCTACAGAAAGTAGTATAGAAAGAGAAGACCCGACTAGATTTATAGATCTTGTATTTGATATGCATAAAGTCGTAGATCTAAGTTTATTTAAATTTGATTCATTTTTATATGACGGAAGTGTCGTAAATATATTAAATGATTTCTTTAGTTGGCTTGTCGCAAATCCACATTTTTTTAATAAGTTGGAGTGTGACATTTATAAAGCCTCATATTTTGAATATAAACCTAAACTTATAAGTAAACACCTTTACGGAACTACAGAATTATCATACATAATAACATATTTCAATGATATACAACATGACGCAGAGATAACTAGAGATATGCTTATGACTAAAGGTATAGTATACTTAAATCAAGAAGGATTACATGCACTAGAAAAAATATTAAGTTTCAAAGAATTTATGGAAGCAAATGACGACGAATCATTTAAGGAATGGGAGTTTTAAAATGGAACCAACGGTAGTAATGGTCCTTAATAGCGACCAAGATCATACTCTTACTTGGTTATTATACCAATTGTGTTTAAAACTTAATATGGAATATGGATATTTAACAAACGTACTTTTGTATGATATCACTAAATTTTTATCTAGTGATACTAATAGATTCTATTTAGACATAGGGATATTAACATGTCTATTTTATTATTTATGGAAAGGTAAAATAGACTTAGAAGCTAAAAGTAAGTTTAGTTATAAAATATTATTAACTAGTGCTTCATACTCATTTATCATATTAAAGTGGGACTTAGATATGTTTTTATGGGTATTTATATTTACAATTGTAATATGCTTTTTTCTTGCAGATATGGTCATGTTTATTGCAAGAATACTTCAATATGGAATGTCTAAAGTAATATTACTATTATTTTTGATGTACGTATTTTTATAAGGAGAATAGAAGGAAGATGCCTACAATAAAAAATAAAATAACAGCAGAAGAGATAGAACACATCATTCGAGAGTTTATTACTAAGGGCATGGTATCAGATTTAGCCATGTTCTTTATAACTCAAGATGATATAGAATATGATGATTTTAAATATTATACTTGGGATACTAAGTACAAGAAAGTATTTTATGATTTTTTTAATTATATTAATGCATATATTTGTGAATTTATATCTAAAGAGAAGTTTGACAATATTATAAACTTATTATATAAACTTCCAATTGAAACTTATAGCCCTATAGAAGATAAGTATGATATAGACCATAGTTATATATGTACTAAGATATTTAATAATATCATAGAAATGTTATGTAAAGATAATAGTACATATAGATTTGAGGAATTATTTACTTTCCTAGCTAGTAAAGATGAAGAATTATGTAAAGGGTTTCTATTAGCAAACTGGAGATTATTAAATGAAGATCATATGAGAGTAATATTATTAGCAGAATGGCTTAATCCAAATGATTGGATTCAAATAATATTACTACAGTATAGAAAAACATCTGATATTAACCTTATTCCAAATATTATTGATAGCTGTATAGTTGATAGTTATTATACTATACCTTTAGTAGATAACATATTTCATAGATATAAATTTGAAACTGAAGTAAATAATGGTAAAGCTAAGGTTACATATAGTATACCATTAACTAGTGATAATAAGATGAAGAGAGCTATAGAGATGCTTCGTTCATATGTGTGTAGTAAAGTACAAGCGGACGCAGACTTTGAAATATATAATTTCCTAGAAACATCGAGACTTAGATATTTAGAAAGTAGAGATGTATTACGTGGTGGAATATATGATACCATAGTTAGGTATTTATTTGGAGGAGCTAATACTAAACAACGTATGAAAGATATGATAATATATGGTCAGGAAGATATGAGTCTTGAATTAGACGATATGACACAATTTATTCTGGCTAATGATATGTTAATTGGAGAATATCTTTATACAAGTAAAGAATTATCACCATATGATATGCTTATAAGAATTTATAATATAAACAGGTTCCAATTCTTAAGAAGAGGATGTACTGATTATATAAATGAATATTTTAATATGAACAACACGTTTGAAAGTGTTAATATAATACAATTAGCAACAGACCAGAATTTTTGGCTTTGCTGTAATTTATTTAACAAGGCGACTGTCATATAACGTGTATGGCTTCATAGAAATCTTAGTGTGTGAATAATTACATATACTAAGATGAATTTGTAGTTAGATTGCATTATTTATTTTGGCTTACACCTATATAGATTTAATTGTCGGAGTCTATATAGGTGTACCGTTATTTATAACCGCAACTAATTATAAATTTATATTATCGATAATATAAATAGTAGGAGGTACAAAATGAAAAAGTTGCAACCAACAACAGCACCAGCGACAGCTGTAACTAATTTAATGGGAGGTGAAAAGAAATCAGAAAGTCTTACATTTGAACAATATTCAAATAAAGACAGAGTTATGGGATTTAAGGATAAAAGTATTACTCCGACAAGTAATCAAAAAAATATCCTAACTTCAAATAATAATGGAACTATTACTATTGGTTATATTCCAGTTAAAGAATTATCTTATTTATCTTTAAACTTTGATGTGGATACAATTTGTGAATCAGCTTCAAAGAAATTCAAGATGGTAGATAGAGTAGAATTAATTAAAGATGGAAAAGCAAAAGATTCTCCACAAGTTATGGTAGCATTTCTTAATAAAGATGATGTTATTAAATTAACAGATGACAGAGATGATATATTAGGAAGATGTAATGTATCAATGGAAACTCTAATCAATAAAGAAGATATTAATAAACATCTTAAAGAAGCTATAAATAAAGAAAGAGGAATCTGTTATGATACAAATGGAGACCTATTTGTATATCTTAAACATGAGGCGGTTGTGTCTGAAGTATTATTACCAGAAATACTTACAATAGATAATCCTGCTACATTAATTACTGATATTCCAAAAATTATAGCAGATACTGCTCATAAACACATCGAAATATCAGACATCAAAGTAAAAGATGATAGATTATATGTTGCATTCACATTTAATAAATCATTAGATACAGACTTAGTAGTTAAAGTATCAACTGATAATTTCGTAGCAGCAAATATTTCTACTACTTTAGAAGAATTCAAAAGAAAATTAATAGAAAAGATTTCATTTTACACAACTGGAGCTGAAGGTACAGGATCTGACCTAGATGTTACATATGTAGATATTAGAGATATCGTAGCATCATTAGATAAAACATCAGTTGCTTACAAACAAATGGTTAATTTAACTGGACTTGATACAGGTTCTTTCAAAAAGATTCCTTTAATCAGATACAGTGGTAAATTTGTAAGAAAACAAGATGACAGAGATGATATCTTAGGACAATGTAATTCTCAATCAGAAATGTATGATGAAACTAAGTTATTAACAGACCCATTCTGGAAATATTTAACTACAGATATCATTCTTACATACAATGCAAATGGAAGAATCTATTTCTTACCAGATTTCAGAAAAGTTGCAATCTTTAGATACTTTGGTGGTGGAGAACAAGTATCTCCTCTAGCTAATGGAACTACATTTAAAGTAGGAGTTACTACTAGTGATGTAGCTGTAGGATTTGCTATATCTATCTAACAAGATGAGCTCCTTTATTAGGAGCTCTCTTTTTTATTGGGAGGTAGATTATGGAAGATTATTCACACATTTTATTAGCAGTAAATACAATATTAACAGGAACACCAGCTCAAAGAGAAGAAGCATTATTATCATTAGAAGCTACATCAAAATCCCTACTAGCATCTAATGGTAAGATAGTAGTAGATATAAAAGATAAAGTAATAGTACAAAAATTAAGATCTATAATTGATGTCGTATATCCCGATACGAGACGATTAATAGAAGGTTTCACAAATGGAATCATTGGATAAACAGTATAAACCAAAGCTTGATAAACAAATCGAAGCTGGTTCTACTTTTATTAAAATAGCACTAGATCTTATTAAAACTATACTTTATACTGGAAGTAATGTTAAACGTACTTATATTGACGTTAATAGCTGTATCTCAGTATTATTTAGACTCCCATTAAAAGAAGATACAGGAGAAATAGAAGATACGATTAAACAGTTATTTCAAACTTTTATAGAAAGCAGTCTTCAAGAGAATAAAGAACTTATATTTTTATATACGGTAGAAAGATCAGCAGTCCATGTAGAAATATTCCCAGAATGGATGAAGATTCGTAATGATAGAGTAGATCTTAAAACTTGGGGACCTTTAAATACAATTCTCTATGCTATTCAACTCTTTAGTAAAGATGAAAAGCGTGTTAAACTTGTTAATATTCATAAAGTGCATCCTGCACTTGTAATACACCAAAATGAAATAGGTTGTAAAAATAGATACCTTATTCTTAGTAAGGATAATGTATTTAAGACTATGACGGATAAACGTTTAGACTTATTTGATGGTGCTATATATTATAGTAACCAGCATCATTTTAGACGTAAACCAGATGGTATAGAAATACAAGAACCTGAAATATTCTTACCTTATTACATGGTAATACGTGGAAGTAGTAGGGAAGGTTTTGAAGGTATATATAATATGGGTCCAAATAGGACTAAAACATACTTAGAAGTTAATAAACTTAATATCAAAGCAGGTACTTTCCATAAATATAAAGAATGGTGTGATAAATATGTGGCCCTGTTTGATATTAACAAACTCCTTGTATTAAATAAAGAAAAAATACCAATTATTTAACGGGAGGATAATAATGAAACATGTAATTATTAATTTCCCTGGAACTGATAAAAGAATGGCTGAAGGCTACACCGAAAACGATGTTAAGGTTGGCCTTTGGTTTTTTTATAATAGTTCTGGAGATATAATATATAGGATAAATTACAATGAAGATGGAAAATTGGATGGTTCTGTTATTGCTGGTCATGATAATTTTTATCAAAATTATGAATACGATAATAATGAGATGAAATCTAACATTGGTTATAGAAATGGTAGAAAGAATTACTCTTTCAATCTTGGAAGTAACCAAGAGATTATGGAGAAAACACATAAAAATTTACCAGCTATTGGTGAATACTTTTTAATGTCACTTAATACCAATCAAAAACCTACAAATGCAAACTTAGCATTCGACTTATATTTACCTGTAATGATTAAAACTGTAATATCTGGAGATGATACAGTGTTTAAAGATGATTACGATACTGATTATTGGGGTAAATTTGTTATAGGTATAAGGTTAAGACTTGTAGATGTAGAAAATATATGGAGAAATAGTGCATCTAGTGAAGAATTTAATACTAGATTCTTAACATTTTTAGATATTAAAAACAGAATACTTAATAATGATTTATTAATAGATCAAAATACTGATGATATTTTAAATATTATAAAGAATAGTGTGCCTGGTAATAAATCTAATGATATTAGAATAACACTAGGTGATGTACGTCTAGGTAATATAGACGGGTTTGGATGGACTAATACTTATAATATAAACACATTCAAAAGCTGTCCTATTATTATAGAGAATGCAACTGTTTACAATACTTCTATAGATCCAGAAGTTGAAAAACTTAGACATTTCCCTAATGTAAACGTTGCAGCTGTAATGAGTACAGCTAGTGTTATTAAGTCATATAGAAGTTATGATGTACAGGCTACATATCACGCCCAGTATACAACTGGTAATACAAATGCAGATGATAAAATCGTCAATGTATTTAATTTATGTGTACAAAATGCAGAAGGTGAACTATTCAGTAAGAAATTTATAGATTATTACTGGTATGAAGTATATGGTGTAGTCGTGTCTAAAGATGGTGTTAAAACTGAATTTATAGATAGAACATTACCATTTAGTATGCATTTAGCCTTTTGGGGATATAGAGTAAATAGTGAAGGTCGTGACGAACGTCATTATAATGGTGTTGCGATGACTGGAGTATCTTATTCTCTATTAAAGTGGTTAATACCAGTTCAAATTAATAAAGATGATACATATAAGTTAGCTGTAAGAATATGTAGTAGATTACATAAAACAGAATGGAAAGAATGTGAATTTAATGTTAGGTATATAATAGTGGCAAATGGTAATAACTTTTTAAATAAATATCCATTTAATAGTCAAATCTATAACAGATTTTTAGATTGGCGTAAATATAAAGATATAGATTTATCTGACCCAGATTATAAATCTAAAGTAATGGCAATGGATGATACAAATCCATATACATACGAAGGGTATCTTGCATCTCCTAGATGGGTAAGTGGATCTAAAGATTTATGGCAACCAGAAAATACAAGACCAGAATATCCTTATATAGAATTACCTAAATTAATAATTACAGATAATTTTAAAAAGGTACATAATAACTATATAATCAATAACTGGAAAGCATATAAATGGCCTACTCCAGAATATGAATCAATTAATCCAGCTGAAGTTTATCCAGATACTAAGTGGGAAATTATCAGTACTGATATTTATATGGAATATCTTAGTAAGAATACTCCTAATAATAGAGGTGCTGATGATAGACTAAATCCACCAATTATCACAAGCTTTGATATTAATGGAAAGATAAGTGGTACTTGTACTTCAAAGAAAGTTATCTGTTATTGTAAAGATGATGATGACAGATATTATGAGAAATACGTTTGTACTGTTACCGATGGAATTTGGAGTATAGATAATGCATTATGTATATTACCTTATAACGTCAGAAGTATAACTAATTTAACATTTATAGCAATTCCTCTATATAAAGAAGGATATGGTAAAAAGGTAGAACGTAGATTCACACTACCAGCAGGATGGAGAAGAGACTGGAAAGTAAAGGTTCCTGCTGGTAATATTCTTAATGATAGTAATATCAAAGTGCAAGATAAAGAAGATATTCCATTATTTATATGGAGACGTGTTGGAGATTATGAAAATTATCATCCTTATAAGTTTAAGGATGAGTTTAAAGAATACTGTATAGCAGTTCCAGAAGAAATAAGTCTTTATAGAACTGGTAGGTATTCTTTTTTTGTTAGTCATGATAATGTTATTAAAAGTGGATTGGATGGAGATGACATTATATACTATCATGGAAATGAAATAATCAAAAGAAACTGGGATGCTGGTGTTATGAATCCTACTATGATATTAAATGATACAAATGGTAATAGATTTAGTGTAGCTACATTACTAAATGATACTTTATTTAGTGGTAGTGTAACATTTAATATAGAAAACCATGATTATACATTTAACTTTATTAATCCTAATGAAGATAAAAATATGAAAGGTTTGAAACTTGTAGTAGGCAATAGCTATAATGGATATAAAATTTATGATGAAATAGACAATAAGAAGGTTTAATCATGATAGGAAAATATAAAAATCTAAGTAATTTAATAAAATTTATAAATACTAGTGATATATTTGATGATTATAGAGATGATAAAAACGATATGCTTAAGAAATTATCTAAATACTATTACATGTATATTAGAAATAAATTAAATGAATTAGATAAAGAATATGATAAATGTGCTGATGATGATAAAAGTTATACTTTATTAGGAGATAAACGTAAAAGAATTATGGAATTATCTGAGCAATCTGTGTTATCAATTACAGTTAATGGTAAAGTAGTACAATGGAATTTAATAGTATGGAATGAGGATTTCTCAGATATAGATATAATTAGAACTGTATATGTATTAATGGATTTTATAAAATCATATTATGGTAAAGAAGGAATCGTATTATTTTTATAACAAGAAAAATGTGGAAGGCTAGAAATGTATATTTCATTTTTAACAAAAAAGAGAAGTTTCTTTATACACTAACTTCTCTAAAAGTGTAGTAGATTAATTTCTAATCATTACATTTTGATTATAATACTCAATTTCTCTTATAGTATCATTTAATCTGTTATTTAGATAATTCATTACTGGAATATAATTATCATTAGATAAATCATACTTAGTTTTAATTGATGACATTATGTCTTTAATATAATGATAGAAATTAATGTTATGTTGATAGTAATTATATTTACAAGTTTTAATATCACTTTCCATATAATTATTCAACATATCATGATAATACTGATCATTATGTAGTATCATTATTATCACCTACCTCGAATATATGAGGATTTGAAATTATATGATGTGAATATAATTTCACATATATCTACTATAGTATATGTAATCGTTAAATAACTATTTAACGATTCCTTCGTATATTCTTGGAATCAACCCCGATAGATAAAATTCTATCGGGGTTATTATTTTTATTTACCGTTAAAATTAACTTTTAAATAATTACATATAATAATGTAGTAAAGTTATGTCATAAACTTTAAAATATAATATAAAGGAGGATGATTAATATGACAAAGTTAGGAAGTTTAAGATTCCTAGAAAAGGCTAAAGAGCTAGTTATTGATTATTTTAATATGGAGGTAGAGAAAACTGATAAATCGTCTATTAAAAGTGGATTAGATGGAGATGTGGTTTGGTATTGTAGCTTATTAGGAAATCATAAATGTCTTATCAGTACAACAGCACCAGATGTGATGTATTATGAGGTTACATACGATTCGAATAAAGGAGAAATTTATTTGGATGCTTATAAGAAATGGAAAAATGAATGTCATGTATACAAAGTAGTGGTAAATGATGGAGAAGAAAAATAAAATGAAAAAGTATGTGGTAATATCTAGACAAAATAAAATGAGAAAGCTACCTAAAGGAGATCAGTTATTTTATGTAACATACAATGATACAACTAAAGGTATATGTCTTAGTACACCACTAGCATATATTGAGTATAATGCCAGAATAGGTAAATATGGAGTTGAGAGTTTAGCAGAAACAACTCGTGGATACAATAGAGTTCTTAGAGTAATTGGGAGTACTAGATTCGTAAACGAATTACATAAATTAGTAGATGATAAGAAGCTTATGGAAGTTGTATACCCATATAATGATAAGGATATTGATATAATAGGTGCCCAATTGAGTAATGCAATGAATAATATGCATGAGTAATATAGGAGGAAAGATGATTAAAACTATTTTAACTGAAATGTTTACTAAGCTATATTTAGCATCAATAGATGTGAAAGTTCTTAGAGAAAATTTGTATAATTTATTAGAACATAAACATAAATCAGATACTCCATCTGATTTATTATTTCAATTATCTAGTTCATGTATAGAGTATGAGAAACCTCTTAAGAATGTTCCAATAAGTGGATTAATGCTATATAAGAACAATGTAGAATTATCATATCTAATACATACTCAATCTAAAAATGTAGATACGGATTTAGTTAAGTCAGGACTGGATTTAGATTCTATAGATATAAATAAAGTCTCAGATATATGTGCAGAACTTATAGCTGTTAATAAGGTGTTATTAACACGTTTATGTGATGATATAGCTACTTATATAGAAAATGATCGTTGTGTTTATAATGGTATGTCATTATCATCTAGAAAATTTATATCAGACTTTTTAAAATTCGTAGTAGATAGTTATACAAGATCTGATTATTTAGAAATATTTAAACTTCGTTATAAGGGTGGAATAACAGGATTTGAACTATTTCTAATAGACCTAATATTTGAATCAGCAGAAGATAACTTAAAGTTATTCAATACAAATAGAGCTATGGTAGAAAGTATTAAAGGAGTGTAGTTATGATAAATGAGAAATATATGGAGATATTTGGATCTATGGATTTATTAACAAATGAAGTACATGAGTATGATAAATATCTAAAATGTTTACAGAAAGTTATCGCAAAACAGAAAGGAATTGATTTGGATACTTGTGATCCAAGTGAAAGTTCTGAAATATTTGATTATACTGATGATTTAATAGCTAAAAATTCACTAGGTGTTAAATTTAGTGATAATATTGTAATTAATGATGGTTTACTACATATTTTTGAGAAAATGCTATTGGATAGATTTAAAGTTAATAAGATAGAAGAATTATCTGATAACTTAGACAAATCTAAAGATGATGTAGTTAATAAATTGATGCATATTGTAATGTTACGTCAAGACTTGATTAATAACAAATATGCTAATATTATAAAATATATCTGGGAAACTTATAAGGATTTGAATAAGAATATCAATAAAAATGATGTTATGCCATTTGCATTAAATACAGTATTTAGTGTAATATTGATGTCCAGAATTAAAGATGCTAGTAATATGCAATCTTTAGTTTTATATAAGCTTAAAAATGAAAGTACTGAAGATATAAATAGATTATCTGAAATGTACACATATATGCCGGAATTGTTTGATCACTACTTTTATGGATATAACATATTTAAAATATAAGATAAAATAGGAGGAAATAGAATGAATATAAATAAAGAAGATAAATTAGTTTACATTGGGAAAGTGGAAGATTTAATTAAAGCATCATATAGTGAAATAGGAACTATCTATAATATAGATATTGAGAACTTTGATGCGTTGTTAGTAGAAAGAAAATTCAAGAGAGTATTAGAAATACTTGATAAAATTAGAGCTGTTATAAATGATGATAAATATGCACAATTTAATGAAGTTCAAGTAAGAGAGTACTTTAAATTTGATAATAGTTTTAATAGATATTTAGACGCTTCTCAATTCCAAGATTTTAATATAGTTAATTACTTTGGAATTCCTACATTTGACTTTATATCTATAATAAACACTATCATATATAATGATAAAATTGTTAAAATAGATAGTTATGCTGAATACCTATTATCAGAAGAAGGAGATAAATTAATAGCTTCTCTTAAAGCACAAGAAGAAGCTAAATTAGCTACAAATGTTGTACCTAATAATGTATTCGACAATATGACACAAGAAGAAATAAATAAGTTTATTAATATGATGAATTTGGCTAAAACTGCAGAACCTCATGTGACTCCAAATAGATATCAATCAATTGATAATGCGGAAGTCGTTGGTCAAAGCTTGGTGCCAAATGTGGTAAAACCTGTAGGACAATGGAAATAATTACGTATAAACTGGGGGTAACCTCAGTTTTTTTTATCCATTTTGTTAAAAACAACCCCCTGTTAGAAATTTTAAAAAGGAGGAATTTTTATGTCCAATAATCTTAACATTGATAAAAAAATCAATGAAACTAATGAGAATCTTGAAACTGCGACTGAAGATGTTAATAAAGATGAAGTTGCTATGGAAGACGATACTTATAATACTACTAACGTAGATGGAAACCAAAATAGGTATGATTATTCTACTAGAAATAGCGCAGACACTCATAGTCACGTCCATTATCAAGGTGCTCCAAATGTACGTGATAACGGGGATTTCGTAGGAATGATGCGTGGAGCGGTTGCTACTGGGGTAAGAGATTTAGTAGGATCTGCTTACAGAGTATTTGAACCAGTTGTAACAAATGTTTTATTTACATTCTGGGATATGTTGAATAACCCTAAAGGTGCAATGCCACTAGGATCAAACGTTATTACTTTAATATGTGTAGTATCTGATGATTTACCGATTGATGTAAGAAACATGTATTGTAAATCATTAGAAGTTATCAATGCTATGACAGTTAGAAGTTTAATAATGAGTTCTATAGAAGGAAGACTTACAGCTAATACTCCAAACTTATATAGAAAGCTTCCATTTATGACTAGCTTTGACTCTGTAGAATTTGATAAAGCTAAGAAAGCTTATAAAACTATAGGTGATAGCGTATTTAGTAGAAAATTTAATGGATCTCAAGTTATAGATAACTTTGCTGAAGCATTTATTGAAAACTTAGATAAACATTTTAAATTTAAAGTATCTATGGAAGAAGCTGTTATGAGAGAAAGTGCTACTGGTTCTGTACCTACATATGTAGAAGCAGAAGTTACTATATTACTTGATAATGGTGCTAAAGCTCATACTAAGAAATACATGATGGGAGTACAAGTTATACCTAAAGTTGTACCAGCTAATGAGATAGCTCAAATGTTTATTAAACAAAATAACAGAATACTTCAAGCTGCTCAAGATGCTAGTAGAAGTTGGTGGGAAAAACTTAAATCTGTATTTACATTTAAATCTAAAGAAGCTATAAAGGCTGCTAGTAGTGAAGGTAATAAAGTTGCTGCTAAAGTTCTTAATGATAATATGAATGCAGTAGCTGATATTAAGAAACCGTTTGTTAATATACTTATGAGTAATAACGTTGCTGAAATGTTACAAGATGCTAGATTTGATATTATGAATAGAAGTACTGTTAATAAGATGTATAATAATTTACCTCTTATGAGTATTGGAGTGTATGATATAAATACAGATACTATTACAGCTAGTATGAATAGAAGTCCTATATTCACTAAGAGAACAGCATCTGAATTTAATAGTGAAGCTTCAAAACTTCAAAAAGACTTAGCAGAATTATTAAGAATTAAGAAACTTTCATAGGAGGTGTACTAATTGAATAAGAATTATAGAAAGATAATGAAATCTATACTAAATGAGAAATATGGTGTAGAATGTCATATGACTCACCCTGATTATAAATATAGAATTGGGTTTGAAGATTTAGAATCAGAATTAAATGCAAATGATGAATTACCGCCAGAAGAAATGCCTGAAGAACAAGTAGACGCAGATTGGAATGAAGGAATGGATGATATGCCACCAGAAGGTGGAGATATTCCAGTAGATCCAGAAGCTACATCTGGTGATGAAATACCAGAAGATGGCGTAGACCCTGAATATTATTCAGCTGATGATGAAGCTGGTGTTGCAGCAGATTTTAGTAATTTAGAAGGTGGTGTAGAAGAATTACCATGTGAAGCAGACTGTTTAAATATGGTTGAAATTATATCAAACTATGCAAATACATATGTGTCTAATATGGAATTATTCTACAAAACTAATCCAGAATCATTAGATTTAACTGGGGATTTTAGAAAATCTAAAATGTTCAAATTTGTCGATGATGCAATCGCAACTGTAAATGCTGTTTATAAAGAAGATGAAGAATTAATTAAAACAGTTAATGGTTTATTTAATCTAGCTAAAGATATTCCTAAGATGAAAACTATATGTGGAAATGAAACTACTCCATTTATATATGAAGGAATTCAAATGTTGCTTATAGAATTAAGTAGAACATTATTAGCATTATTACCATTCCATTTAAAAGAAAATAAATCTGTAGATACTTTAATAGCAGAAATGGGACTTAAAGTGCCTTCTACTTTAATAGAAATGGCAAATGACTTAATAGAAGTTAGTGGATTATTTGCTACTAGAATATTCTTTGTAGCTCCAGTTGAAAGTGAAATAACTGGAAAATCTGAAGAAATAGCAGAAACTCCATATGCTAGTCTTAAACAAGAAATATCTAAACCAGATGATAGTATGAGTGCAATGAATTATAGCGGTGAGTCTATAATGAACTTGATACAAATCAAGAATAATAAGGCACTTCCAGAATATAGTTTAATATGTAAAGCTTTAGGAGTATTATCTGGAATAATGAGAGACTTAGATTTAGATAAAAGCTGCAAAGATCTTGTAAATGGTATTAAAGAAATACTTGTACAAGAAGCTGGAGAAGAATCTATAGATAAATACTGTGATGAATTTAGAACTCTTATACTTATGCCTCAAATAGAAGCGTATAATTCAGTGCAAGTAGCAGAACAAAAGAAATTAAGTGAAAATAATTAAACAAGAATCTTATCATATGAATAATTACATATACTAATGTAGTTTCAAGCATGATATAATTCTTTTTATTTTTGAAATAGGTGATTAGTTGAAATGTACAGAAGTAAAAAGAAGATATATTCAGATGATGTTAATGACAGAATGGTATCATTAGTAGAGTATGCGTATTATAACGATAAAGATGATAGGGACAATGAAAAAGTTGTATATTTTAATTATGCACTTAATGTTACAAGTAGAACTAGTACTATATACGGGTCTACTAAAGTTCAAAGTGAGAAGATATTTATTAAAAATGTAACTCCTGTTAAGAAACATGGAATTAAAAGAACATTAGTTAATAATATCAGAAATATCGATTATAATGTACTGGGTGATATAAATGTTGATAACATTATCCAAAAAATAATGTATTAGGAGGAAAATGTATGGGAATGCAACAGCACAGCACAATTCGTTCTTTTAGTGAGGTTCTAGATGATTATAGGCAATTACTAGAAATTAACGCTAAACGTTCAAATGCGAACAAGGAAAAAGAAGGTATTAAATTTGCACTAAAAATCACCACTTCAAACTTAAATGAGTTATATAAAGAGGATATTAAGAGTGGTATAGGTTTTGATATTGATACTTCTGTGTCATATAATATTAAAACATTGGTTGATATTGACAGTATGGTTGATAGTACTGGTATCTATAGTTATCTTTTTGGGCCAAGAGATGATGACCCTAAATCTGTAGAGCAGAAAAGATTTGCTTGTGGATGTGGGAAGACAGTTGGTTCTAGAAGCGGGATTATATGTCCACATTGTAAAGGCGAAACTACTCTAGTTGAGAAGATTCGTGGATGGATTAGACTTAAATATAGAATATTTAATCCTTATTGGTTTGATGTATTTCTTAAACATCTACGTAAATTAGATATTAAAGATAAGGATAAACAAAAAGCTTCTATATTTAAAACTAAAAAAGATAGTAAATCATTAAAGCAAATTATTATGAATAACCTTACTAATTTTAGAATTAGAAAAGGTGAAGAGAATAGATGGACTTTATTAGATTTACAAGATGATAAGTCATTAGAAGCATTTATTAGATATTATGTGCAAGAAGATTTTGTAGAAAAGTTCTTAAAGCATATAGGAAATGCAATGACTTATTATATACCAGTACTTAGTAAGAATTTTAGACATTTTAGTCTAAATAATAAATTGGATGGAAGTCAAAATATGCAAACCCATCCAATTAATAAATGTTATATAGAAATATCTAGTTTAGCAGATCAAATAAATGCTACTAGTATAGAATATAGCAGTAGTAAGGATATCTTAAAGAAGCTTTCTACTATTAGTGAGAATTTTAACGATATTAAAGAGAAGATATACGTTGAACTTCTTGATGATAAAGAAAGTCTTATAAGATCTGTTCTTTTTGGTGGACGTATGCCAAATAGTGGCCGTTTTATAGTTAGTGGACTTACAGATAATCCTAGATTAGATGTATTCACTATGGGTTATAAATCATTTGGAGAAATAACTCAAAATGATTATATGGATTTATATCTTAAACATGGAGCTACTCCAGAAAATCTTGCTAGAATGAGAGAAAATATTCCTATTCAAGAAGATAAAGATATAATGGATAAAGTATTATCAGACATGATAGAAAATAATTGGGCTTATTTCTTATTATATAGAGCTCCTAATATTTATTTCGGAAGTCAAATAAGTTTAAAATGTATTGGACTTACTGAAGAAGATGTACTGAGAATTAATGACATCACATTAGATGGGAACTTTAAGGGAGATAAGGACGGGGACTCTTGTGGTATATTTACACTACATAGAGATATATCTTTATCTATCTTCTTAGCACTTAATCCATATAGAATAACATTTAATCCAATTAGAGGAGAAGTGAGTCCTAAACATAGTCTAATAGAAGGAGGTTATATGACTTTATTCTTAGCAATGAGAGGTAAAGCTAATATAACTACCGTAGAATTAGATGGAGAAAAGGAAATAGCTTAGTATGGAAAGAGAATGTATTTTCAGAGGTACTAAATTTAGTAAGTATGTTGTAGATGAAAATGGAAATATTTTTCGTAAATCTACTGGTAGAAAGCTAATTCCATTCGATGATAAAAGAGGATATTATAGTGTAGACCTTATGAATGATAATAACATGCCTATTAGATGTAAAGTTCATATGATAGTAGCTCATACATTCTTAGGTCCACAAGCACCAGATATGATTATAAATCATATTGATGCTAATAAACATAATAATTCTCTTAAAAATCTTGAGTATATTACTCAAAGAGAAAATGTTGCCCATGCAATGAAATTTGTAAAGAAAAAATCATATCTAAGTGATGAACTTGTATTTAGTATTAAAACTAGAATTAAAAATGGTGAAAGACTTAATAAGATAGCAATAGATTTAGGTCTTCCATTATATCTAGTATATGATATTGCTCGTGGGTGGACATATAGACATATAACAGTTTAGTACAAATAAAACATATAAAGGAAGATAAGCACATGGATGTACAATTATATAGAGGTAAGATAGACGAATATGATATGTTTGCATCAAATATATCAATATTAGCAGAAGAAGAGCTAATAACAGATGAATTATATCAATACTTGAGAGAATGTCAAAAAGACTTGCGAAATGTAAGTATTGGTATACTTCTTAAGTCTGCAAAAGTATATGATAAAGATCTGATTACTATATTAGATGAAAAGGTTAAGGAATTTGTAAATTCTTTTATAAAAAGAAATAAGATTCCAGACGACAGTATACTAGAAATAGCTAAAGATGCCGTATTTACTCATAATGTTATTGCTAGAACTACAATAATAGGTAAATACATTAAATTTAGAAGGAAAGAAACATATGTAGCGATGCTTAGTTTTCCTATTAGTGATAATAACTCTAATAAAATAAAACTCTATATGAAATTTGACTATCCTAAATGTAGAGGTAGTAGAATTAATAAAGAACATCCAGCATATGTTGAACTTTGTAAGATATTAAATGCTATTGTAGATAGAAATACAAAAGTATATAATAGAGCTATAGCAGAGTTTAAGAAGAAAATAGAAAATACTGACAGCATTATTAAAAATGTTGATAATGAGTATTTGGTTAAAGTATTTAAGGAATTGGACATAAGTTAAAATTTGGAGAAGGGTAATTCCTTCTCCAAACCTTTATGTACAGCAAAATATTAAGAGGTGGGTAAATGTTAAAAGGTGTAATACTGATAATAGGATTTTCAATATTTTTAATATGTCTAGCAATATCAAGTGGTTATAGTGATAAATATCATAAACTTAGAGGATATCCGTACTATAAATGTAAGCCAGATATAGAGTGTAAATCTGTATTATGGTTTGGGATAGGGGTTATTATATTGTATTTAACTAAACTACTAATGGAAAATGTATAGATGTTTTAATCGTTTATACAGTGTTTATAACGATTTAATAAATAAGCTTATAAAATGTTCATTTAATAGTTTAAAACGTCTCAAAACGCGTATTAGAGCGTTTAAATGGCATTTAAGGAGGATAAATATGGGAATACCTAATATATTATTAATTGTAGGGAGTATAATAATATTATCTTTAATAATTACTCTTGTTATTATTACTATAACAGATAGAATAGAATCTAGTAGATATGACGACTTTATAGAAACTTGTAAAAGGATAGAAGGTCAAATAAGAAAGAAACGTATTATAGATATAGATTCATTTAATATGGATCATAATGAGAAAATTAAATATGAGAGTTATGATGTTAATATTAAGTCATTGATAGATGCATTCAATAGTAAACACAATACTACGGCAGATATGGTATCTATTATAACTCATTATAATGGCATAATTTAAGCATTTAAATATAAATATGATTAAGTTATCACTTATATCTATAGAATGCGTTAAAATGGCTTATAAAGGCTTTAAAATTGATTTTAGGAGGGTATTATGATTACTGGAACGATTGTTGGAATTTTAGTAATTTTTACATTATTGTATTTAGATAATTGGAATAATAAATAAAAAGGAATATTTAGGAAAGGTATGGTGAAAATATGAGTAATGGATTTACAATAGAACTTATTTGTATAATAATATTAATATCAGCATTAGTTATTTATCTTAAGAAGAAACAAATAGAGTTTCGTAAGGAAATAGAAGAATTAACTAAGGAAATTGAAGAAGGTAAGGAAAGACTTAGATTATTAGCATCTACTAATATTGTAGATAAAGCTGTTAATGATGCATTAGAAAGTGATGATTTTAAAAATATAATAAAGACATCACTTGATAATAAGTTAAGTGAAGATAACATAACCAAAGTTGTTAGAATAGCTATAGAAGAAATAAAAAGAGAAGAAGGTGTATAGTATGAAACTAAAGAACTTTTTAATTTATGCTATTTATGGCTGTTTAGGAATACTTATTGGTTATGGATTAGTAGATATAGCAATTATGATTCTTAAGAAGAAATGGGGATAAAAATGAGTCAATATAAAAAGTTAAAACTAGTAATACTCTCTATATTATTAGCGAATGAGAGAGTAAAGCTGGTAGATAAAATAGAAAATATGACAATGAATCAATTAAAGAGTTTATCGAAGGAGATAAAGATACTATGAAGATGGATTTAAATATGTATATTAATAGAATTACCCATAGATTTAATAGCATTCATGGTGTTAAAACTAGATTTAAATTTATAGTATGTCTTGATAAAGACGGATATAGAGATTATATAATGGAACAAATGATACCTAGAAGATTTACTGATGTAGTTGATAAATGGACTGAGTATGATATTAAAGTTGAAAATTATACAAAAACTAAAGGAAAAAGTTTAAAAAACTATTATAATTTAAAAGATATAACTTATGTTTGTGAGTTATAATATTTCGGGGAGGATTAATAATGGGTAAGTTATCACTGATGTTACTTGAATTTGGATTAATATATATTGGATTTACGCTTGTTAGAGATAATAAAGAATTATATGAGAAAAATATATGGAAACCTTATAATGTTAGAGCTAGATATGGAAAAAACATATCTATTTTTGGTTCATTTAGTTTAATTATGATAATTGTACTTATATTAACATTTATATATTTATAGGGAGGGATTATATTATGAAATGGTCTCGTGAGAATTTAGTTAAATGGGGTTGGATATCATTAGCATTATTTATATTTGGATTAATATTAGCTGTATATAATTTTTATCCATTAGTATATATGTTTACCATAGGTATTATCAATTTAATTGTGTTAATAATGGTAATATAGAAAAAATTCAGAATATACGAAGGAATCATCATTTAGTCTTTTAACGATTACATATAATAGTATAGATATAACAAAATATAAAGGAGAAGTGATATTATGAGAAAAGATGTTATCAAAAAATTAAAATGTGATAGAATGGGAAATTATATAGAAATATATAATAACTTTAGTGACTATCGCAAAATTTTGGATTTAAACACATATTATGAAACTGGTATGGAAGGAGAAGTTAATTTTAAAAATATAATTCTTAAAATAATCCAAGATAAAGAAATTGTATTAAAGAAAAATAACGGTAGGGCATGGACACAAAACCAAATCATTAAGATATGGGATGACTGTGTAAAATTAGACATAGATTGTACAACTGCTCTAGATGATATGATTATTATAGTAACTAGAACATTCTTTAATTCAGAACATAAATTAAATTATGTTCCTAAGAAACCAGTTATAGAAGAAATTTAAGAAAGTCCGAGGGAATAGTTAGAAATGATTATTCCCTCTTTTATATTTAAAAATTTTAAAGGAGTTGATTTACATGATTTGGTGGATAATTGTAATAGCTATTGTATTATTCGTGATTTTCAATTTTGAGAGAATAGCGGAAATATGTACTACAATAATATTAGGTGCAATAGTATTTGGTGCATTGTTATGGTTAATGGCTGGAGTGTGATAAGTATGATGAATTTAGTAAAGGGTCTATTATTAGGCCTTTTTATTATAACTATAGTACTAGCTTTATTTATAGGTATAAATATAGTTTTAAAATGGTTAAATGATGTTAATTTGGTGATAACAAATAATCTACAACGTCACCTAGCAGCTTACATATTAAGCATTATCTTCTGGATAGTTGTAGTAGTATTTGTAGATTATAATAGTAAATAATAAGATTACCCCAATATAGATATAATTCTATATTGGGGTATATTCTTTTTTTTGTTCATTTTACCAGTTTCTAATGTCACGCATAATTGTATTTGATGCAACTGCCATCTTATCTGATAATTTTGTAAGTTTAGTAGCCATACTTATGATACCATCCATTTTGTATAGCATAGAATCATCTAAATCTCTAACACGTCTATCAGTAACTTTAACATCTGACATAAATTCTTTAAATATCTTTAAATATGATTTATCCATAGTGTATCTAGTTACTTCAAGTTTTTGCTGGCTATACTTTTTAGCTACTTCTAATAGCATATTAGCAACTTCTTTTTGATCTTCTACTGATATTGTAGTTTGAGTTGGATTAGATAATGATGCTATTATTTTATCAGCAGCATCTAAGCTCTTATCATCTATTGTCGTACTATTTATTCCAATTAATGAATTAAATAATTTACAAGTTAGATCCAATGTTTCATGAACTTGCTCATCTGTCATTTTTTCAGTAGTATATTTAGCATCACTATTACTATATGCACGTAATACTATAGATATGATTTCTAATGCTACGTATACAATTACTCTTGGAACTGAGGCTCCAAGTACTCCAGTAATAAGAAAGAACCAACTAAATGCTCCTGATATGCTTGATAAGAACTTAGCAAGTGTTCCTAGGTCGCTATTTTTAGTAGTTACTTTTTCAGTTAATATAGCTAATCTATGTAAATCAGAGTTAGTAAATATTGAATCCCTTACTATAATTTCATAAAATGGTTTAACGTATTCTGGAGTTGCTACTCCTGTTACATCTTTAGATATTTTACTTTTATCTATTTTTTCAAATACAGATGTATCAAATTTTATCTTAGCATCATTGCTAAATGTACTTATAGACTTACCAATTTTACTTAGAAACTTCTTAATTACATTATCACCAGATACTATAGATTCAAAATATACATCAAATCCACAATACTCTTCAATTTCTTTTCTCAAAGATTCTAAACCTGACACTAGTTCATCATGTTCAATTTCTTCTATTATTGCATTAAATAATGTTGACATAATTTAATCCTCCTATTTAAAATTTTATTTACATTTCCAAATATTTAGTCCACGTATCCGCAACTTTTTTAACTTTATGATTTTCGTGATTATAAACACCTATTTCACCAGTATTCATAACTCCAACATAGTCGCCATTTCCTACAGCTTCTATAGGAATAAAATTAACTCCATTTTCTTCTTTATGGTATTTAATTTCATTAAATATATTATAGTTTTTATTAGATTCATCCAATGGTAATATTTCAACTCCATCATATTTACTATCATTAAATTTTTTTCTATAATCTCTTAAATATTCTTTAAGATCTTCTGGTAATGATATACCACTAGCTTTCTCTATTTTACTAAAAGTTTTATCAATATCTATAGATTCCATTGATATTTCTTCAATAATTTGAAATATATCCATTATATCACCTATTTCTTTCTATATTTGTACTTACCTGTTATAACCTCTCTACTACTCTTATAATCAAGAATACTTCCAGGTTCCGCAGGTATACCAAGAATATGTCTATTTTTACATGCAATGTGCATTAATATACTTAATAACTCTCCATGTAATTCTAGACCTCCACACATTCTGGCTAGTACACTATATGTACTATACATTAAACTACATTTACGTCCAGTCTCAGCTCCAATTGGTGCTAGACTATCGCTTTCAATCATAGTAGGCTCTCCCTTTAAGGCTCTATCTAGTACAACCTTATCAGCAGTTCCAAGCTTATTAATGAATTCTATACTATATTCAATAAGCATTTTACCATCGTCTATAATATCTCCATTAATTTTACTTTGTTTACCTTGTGTAAGTTTTTGCGGACGTTTATCTAGTACACTTTTAGTAAAGTTATCACTCACATCATTAAGATTATCCATCTTACTACGGACTGTATGCACACTATTAAGTGCAGTTATAAATTTTCTAACTGACGGACTCATAGTAACATTACGTCCTTCCCTATAATAAACACGAATATCTACTATAGTTCCAGCATGATGAGCAGTTACTTCTTTAAGAGACAGATTTTCAGCATTCATAAACATTTCATTTATTGTGTTATCATCTGTAAGTATTTTATATTTATAAAGTACTGTATCTGGCATAGTTTTACTACCGATATCAATATTCCAATCTCTTATTTCAGTATTTAAATCAATGATACGAGCAACACGTTTTACTATTTTAGACGCAAGTTTATTACTAAGATTTTCAAAAGGTAAACACGAGTCTTCCCATACAGCCTCAGAGTCACAAGTTAGTACCCATACTAATGCTCCTGCCGCTAATGATATTTCTCCCGTTGGTTTCTTTTTAAATGATTCTGGATTGTATGCAATTATATCACCAGGACGTACTTTAGAACCTAATTTGAACTTATCATTCATAATAAAGTCGTTTTTCAGATAGTACCCTTTATCTGAGTTACGTTGTACGTTATCAAGTGATACAGCATCAACTTTTCCATCATCATATTTAATCTTAATAAACTTATCATCAACACTGATGATTTTACCATTACCCTTCGCAGTATATGCATGTTTATTACTCATAGCAACAGCAGCCTCATCGGCTCTGGTACTAACATACATAGGATCTGCTCCAACTACTGGTCTTATATGTTTAAATTGCCCATATTGCATTAATCTTCTAACAGCATGGTCAGAAGAAGAGTATGGAACAAATGCGTCAATAAATCCATCTGCAGAAGCGTTTGTTAACTCTTTTGCATTGTCATGATGTTCATAATCTCCGGTAAGATCTTTTATAGTACTATCAAATGGAAGCTGTTTAGTTATACCAGCATTTCTATTATACGATGTACCACAAGTTTCCGTACCAAAGTTATTTACGTTGAACATTCTAAGTTTTGTATTATAAGCACGTTCTTCATTTATACCATTATGTCCTCTAATAGAAACGTCATTGCTTTCTACAATGTTACGGAAAGCAGAAAGCCCATTAGCTTCACTCATTGTAGGTAGGTTATTAAGTGTTTCTAATATAGCAGTAGGCTTTATTTCGATACGAGGACGTGCACCCCGTTTCATACGTGCTACAGCTTCAGACATAGGTTTAGCAATTGCCGAATATAATACACGCATTATAGTTTCTTCTTGTGTAGAAAGTCTATAATTACGTATATCTGATTTATAAACTACTTTATATGATGTAAATAAAGATATAGCATATATAAATATACCAGCAAAATCACTAGGAATATTATAACTTTCACATACACGTTTAGTAATTGGATCTATAAACGCATCAACGAAGTTATCTATATATATTGCCGTATTACTATTACCAGTAAGTTCTTTAAGTAAGTTTGTAATATCAAACTCATCATATTGAGTAAAATCATAATGTGTTAAGAAACCAAATAATAATTCATTTAATAAGTTATTATATTTAAGAACTACATATTGGTCTTTAAATTCAATAATACCAAAGTTAGCATTATTTTTCATACGTTCTGGAATAGATTTCTTATTTACTATCCAATATTCAAGTTTATTATCTCTCTTCATACGTTCTAGTAATTCCTTAAGAGGAATAGCACATAGAATTACAACTACAACTGGTAAGTGTTTACCCATTATAGTTGCAGTAGGAACAGATATATAACTATTAGTAGTAGAAGATTTCATACATTTATCCCATAACTTCTCATCCATAGTTTTAATTATATTAGCTATAAATGTAAGTGAATCATATTTTTTACCATTAAATGCAATATAATCTTCATCTGGGTTATGATATACTTCTTTACCAAAGTATGTTCCTAAATAAGAAAGTCCATTCTTTTCATGGCCTTTAATTCCACGAAAATCTAAGTTTATATTCTCAGTAAGTATTCCACTATAGTGTTTATTAAGATGCACTAAGTTTATACTTACAAGGTTATTATAAATAAAATCACCTAAGTCAGTAGTAGTTTTTACTCTGACACCAGTGTTTTTTCTTTGGTTTATAAATCTTTTAATAGTTTCAACTACAAGTTTTAATCTTGTACTAAGATATACACCATTAAGTTCTATTATAGATTTATTATATGCCGTAGTAACTACGACTGTATTATCCTGTTTAATTACAGGTTTAGAAGTATTTTGAAGTAATAATAGTTTATTATTACCTCCAATAAATAAGTTACCACCTTCAAGAGTTTCTGGAACTATAATATTAAATTTCAATGGTTCTCCATTATGTGATTCATATTCTAGTTCTAATTCATATCCTTTAAACTCTCTAGAGCTTATATCTTTCTTTTTCCAATTCTTTAATAATATAGGATAACTAAAGTTCATTGGAGCTTTAAGTATATTTTCTAAGTCTATATCTTGAAGACTTTCTTTATACTGTTCATTAAGTCTAAATGTACTACTCTTGTTATATGGACTATTAGTATCACTAACTCCAAGAGATTTTTCACGTAATTTATGTTTCTTAATAATATCAATACTATCTTCTATAGATTTATTATAAGATTTAATCATATTTATACGTTGCTTTTTAATTTGTGGAGTTTCTACCGAATCTTTTAAGTTAGAATAGTTATGAACTTCTAGTAACTCTGCAGCTTTTTCTTCTTTAGATAACTTTGTATCTTCTATAACTTTAAAATAGTCTTTAACCGCAGCCTTTTTACTAGCATTACTATCAGCTATCTCAATATCAATTATATCATCAGTAATTTCCTCATTATTAAATTTAACCTCAGATCTATTAATACCATTTATAGCATCAAGATCATCTTCGGATATGTTAGCAGATTCATCTATATCATTAGCATCTATAACTCTTTCTGGTTTATTCTGTTTCTTTTTAAGATCAGCTACAGTTTTCACTGGTTCGTCATCATCTACAGCTATAGAGTTATTTTCTTTATCCAATATAATATCTACTTCATCAAGTTTATCATCTTTTTGATTTCCAGGTTTAGTTGGTTTTTTAAGTTCATTTACTACATTAGAATTACCAGCTTTAGCTACTTCTGGAGTTACAACTTTAGTTTTATCTTCAGGTTTAACTACATTTGATCTTATAGGTTTAATATTACCAGCTTTAACCTTTTCATCTTGTACAGACTTTGATTTATCATCTATATTATCAGTTTTAGTTAAATTAGTTGGTTCTGGATCATTTACAACTGGAACTTTAGGATTTTCATACACTTCATCATCGTAATGTATTACAAGACCATCTTCTTCATCTTTAAGTTCATTATGCATTTCAGCATCAAGCATAATATCTTCTTCTTTAGCACCATCTAGCATATGTAAATTACGTAATACAAATTTTGGTTTAAATTGCATCATATTTACATAATTAGGTTTTCCAGATAGAATCATTACTTTCCTATCTTGACCCTCAAATACAAATGTTAACTTATTGTCTGTTAAGAATTGCTTAAAAGCATCTGGTTCGTTATAAAACCATTCTATAAATAACATACTAGGTCTGAACATTGGTTGCATTTTTCCTTCAATAATGCTCAATTTCATTCCAGTATCTCTAATAAAAGGATATTTGAAATATACGATATTATTTTCGTATCCAGGTATTTTAGTTATTTCTTGCTTTAATATTTCTAAAAGCATAGTTCTATACTTTTTATTAAGTCTAAGATTTATATCGATAGTCTTTTCTTTAATAGCTTGAATTATCCATGACATGTCTACTACTGTACTCATGTTAGTTTTAATCATATTAGGTAAGTTAGTAACATTTTGTAATCCATAATCAGCACGCATCTTCTTAATATTATTCATTTCTGATGCAAGATTGGCGATTACTGTACGATTTATTACTTTCATACGAACAAACTTTGGCATATAATATAGTCTAAGTTTATTAACTATTAGATTCGATCTACGTTTTATAAGATCTCCATACATATTTAGAGTATCTTGATATGTATCTAACATTGAATAAATAAGAACTGGTTCTGTAGCAGATTTCTCACCTATGAATATAGATGATTTATTAATACGTAAGAACTTATCAAGGTTAGCATTACGTGCTTCCAGAGCTATTTCTTCTTCTGGTATGTATAGACTATTACTAGCTTCCAATGAATTCATCATTAAAGCATTGAAAACACCTTTTTTCATGTGAAAATCCTCCTTTCTTCTTTATTTTTGACATGGGATTGTTTGATTTCGATTTAGCGGTAAATAAAAGATACACCCCATAAAAAATAAAAGATACACCCCATAAACCATTAAGATTTATGGGGTAATTCTCTTATTGGTAGACAGTTTCTACACAAAAGATTTACAAAATAATACATACAGTAAATGATTTCATTATTCTGAGGTAGACGAACAAAATAACACACCAATTACATAATATATGTTAAATATTTTTAATATTTTCAGGGAGAAATTAGACATAATTCTAACTTCTCCCGTTGGAAAATAAAAGTATTGGAAAACCAATACAACAGCACAAGGTAGGCACCTAAAACACAAGCAATACAATTTTCGAGGTAACATTTTGATTCTAGATCCATCTAAGAATTAGGAAACAGAAAATGGGGTTCATTTTTGTATCTTTAATTAGTAGCAATCTATATATTAATTTAGAAGGTATTCAAAAATTAAACAAACTAAATTAAGTGCCTACATTAGTTTTTGTTATGGGTCGAATTTACCTATCTTTCTTTAATGGACTGACATATTCTGCCGGTTTGCTACTAAGATCTATCTTATTTAGATAGTTAGTGAATCTGTCAACTGATTTTACCTGTTTATTTTGAACTTCTTTCTGCTTTCCAACCTGTTCATCTAGTTCTTTATTATTTTTATCTAATAATTCTTGCTGTTGTTGCATAAACTCATCCTGGAATTCTGCTAAGTACTCTAATTCTAAAGATGTAAAATCAAGAGGATTACAAGTAAATGCTCCTTGGAATTTAGTTAATAAAGACCAGATTACTCTCATTTTATTTTTAGTTATTAATTCGACAGGTTGGTTATAGAGAAAAAAAGTAAAGTATTGTATCCTACTTTATAAATAGAATGTCCACATTTAGTACATCTATGAGTTTTATCAAAATCTTCTTTTATTTTATTTACACGATCTAATTCTGCTTTAATTACTTCTTCAGATGCACCATTCTCTTTTAGAACTTTTTCAAGATCTTCTGGAGTTTTATATATTGAATAGAAGTCTAGGTTATCTCCTAACTCGTCTCCAGTAAAGAATATCTTTACATCTTTAGATACATAATCCATTTCTTCGGCTCTTTCTGCAATTTCTTGTGTAAATTCTCCTGGAAGTTGATCTTTGATAACTTCTATAAATTCATAAATGTCTCCGTCTGTTAATGTAAATGATGTAGAGAACCCGTCTATAGTACTAACTACTACAGTATCTATAATAAGAGCAGCAAAGAATACTGGAGCAAGCTCATTTAATACATCTTGCATATTAGAAAGCACAGATGTTACATTTTCTACTAAAAGTTTATTTTCTTCTGTTATGTCTGGATCTGATAAATTTATATTATTTTTATTAATATAATCAACATCTCCTTTAAACTGAGCATAACTATGTGTATTTAGATAATCTATTATCTTATCCACATCAGGCATAGTTTTTCTTAAGAAGTCTGCTCTTTTAGTAAAGTTAACAGCCATAGAACGATATGCTATTAATTCATTATTAGCTTTTATTAAGATTTGTTTTTGAACAGTAGGTCTACAAATATATGCTTCATATTCAAATGAATTTTCTTTGAATGATAATTTCTTTATTTGTCCATACTCTCCAGCAACATATGCTTCTTTAATTGACCCAAAGTTAGAATTTCTATATATTTTATAATTAGAAATAAACTTTTCAGTATCATATATATTTTTAAATTCTTGTGCAAGGTCCATAACCATTTCCTCTTTAAGAGAGATAGGAGCTTCACAATTATCACATTGTACATATGGTACATGTAATGGAAGTATATTATCTTTATTTAATTTTGTATTAACTAGAGAGAATACTACAAATAATAATTCTAAGTCATTTGGAGACAGACTAGTTATAAAATCATTATAAGTTACATTATCTTGTAGCGGGAATATACAGTGGTCATATAATATATGTATAAATTCTTCTTTAATACTAGCTTCTAAATCATCTATATTAGTTCCATTTTGTAGCATTAAATTATACATAAAGTTAATTTGAGTTCTATCGTGGACTTGATTCACTATAACCTCATAGTTACTATCTGGAAGATATACTTTACGTCCATTTACCTCACTATTTTTATATCTTATTAATTTTTCTAACTTAGTTCCATTACCACGTAATATCTTAGGATCTGGTTCTTTGTATATCTTTTGAGCTATTTCATCAAAAGATACATTTGACTCTGTTACATTAGGATTAGGAACTCTATCAGATTTAACTGGCTTATCATCATCAACTTCAATGATTTCAACAGCTTCACCTTCAGAATCTTTTGATCTTTCGGCAACCATTTCTATATATTTACCTAATTCTATATGATTCTTTTCTAAAAGTTCTATATCATTACTTTCAATAGTTTCATTGTATAACTTAGTTAAAGATTCAACTTCTTTCTTAGTTAAGTAGTCTTGATTAATACTATTATACTTTTCTTTAAAGATATCATTTAAAGAATTTACTTTTGGAAGAGGAGTGACATTGTCTAATTTCTTTTCATCTTGACGTCTTTTATTAGCTAAAATTACGAATTTGTCTAGTTCATCTATACAATTTTGTAATTCTTCCTCAGTAATATTCTCATCTTCTACTTTACTTTTTATTACTAGAATATCTCTTTCTTCAGATACAGTAATAAAATCCCAATTAATTTCATTATGATAAACATATAGGAATTTATTTTTTAATTTTTTAGCATCATTAAACGGTGTAAGTGATTTAATTGATTCTGGCATATTGTCAGATATAGATGATGCATTTTTATATTTATCATATACTTCTTTTATTTTATCATATGCCTCATGTAATAATGTGTCTTTAACATTATCTGGAATCCAAGGTGAAGAATAGACACTCATAAATTTAGTTAGGTTAGTATTATACTCTTCTACTACTTCTGGTAATAACTTGCTTTCATCTATTTCTACAACTATAGATTCTACTTCACTTTTAAGTTCATCTAAACCATAATCGAATTTAACTGGATCAGGTACGCTTACATTTTCTAATTTACTCAAAGCCTCTTCTCTTAACTTAGCTTCTTCTTCAGTTTCTAATGGCATATTATCATAAATCTTACTAGTATTAGGAGCCGGAGCATGTAAATCTATAACTTCTCCATTTCCTAAGTCTATTTTATCTGGTATTTCTATATCATTTACTTCACCTGTTGGATTAGTTGCTTGAGCAGCTTCCTCAGCTTCTTCTTCCATTTTTAATAACTCATCTTCTTCTGCATATGATAATGGTTCTTTTTTAACATTTCTTTTATCTACTATAATATTAGAAGGCATTACCATATTTTCTGGGTCTGTATTTATTTTAGGACCTGATGGTTTAGATACTATTTCTACTATAGGATGTGTTTGATCTACTACACCCAGCTCTTTCTCGACTGTTAATAATAGGTTATATTTCTTTAAAATTAAAGGATCATTTATTTTATCCTTTAAATTATTTATATAAAGATTTATATTACCCTTTATATTATCTCTTTCTTTTTCAGATGTAGATTCTGAATAACTAGCGATTACACTATGGGCGCTATTTTCTAAATCTATATCTGGATATTCTTTAGTATTTATTAATTTATTTAAATCTAATACCCAATTTGACATTTATACCTCCTAATTATCTTCTTGTACGTATTCTTTGAATTACTTTTGTAACTTTGGCTTCCTCATCTTTATTTAAACCAACAGTTTTACTTTCTACTGGAACTCCCATTTCTCTACGTTCTTTTTTATGAAGTAAATCAACCATTTCATCAAAAAGAGCAGCTGCCATAGGATCTGCAGTCTTTCTTCCACTATCAGCCAACATTTCTTCTTCTTCTTTGTCTATCTTTTTAACAAATTCAGAAATATATACAGGTTTATCTAATGGAGTTTTATCATCATATATCAATAAATCTTTAAATTCTAATATATGTTTATGGAATGCTTCCTTATCATTCATTATTCTAAGAGCTTCAATTCCACCATTCATAAGGTCTAGATTATCACCATATAATGCTTGGAAGAACATATCAAAGCTTTCTGGTGTAACTCTATACTTATTACAGAATCCCTCTTTTAAAACTTCTATTTTATATTTAAAATCAACAGCACGTTCATTAAGAATTAACGCAGTATTTTTATTATTACTGTTATTACGCTCTAATTCACGAACTTCACTATTACTATTTACAAGTTTTGCTGCTTCAGTACGAAGTTTAGTTAATTCTTCAATATTAAGAGCTCTATCAATAGACCCGTCTTTATTATATTTGCATCTTTTCCTGATATATTCTTCACGAAGATCTCTAAATATAGCTTTTCTTATTTCTTCTATAGCTATTTCATAGTCAGTTTCATTATCTACTGGTAAATTTCCATGTAATATTTTATTAGCTTGTCCCATAGTTATATCTATAGGGTTAGCAGTGGTTTTTACTGGGTCATATTTAGATGCTGCTTGTATTTTCTTATTAATTTTATCTCCAAGAATATACTCATTAAACCATTTACTCATAGCATCTGGACTATCAAGTGCACGTAATTCCTTATATATTTCAATTATATTAATATCTCTTCCAAGCTTTGATGCATACCCCATTACATTTAGCATTACAGTAGTAACAGATTCATTTATATCATCGTCTGGAAAAGATTTCTGTAAATATGTAGTAAGCTTACTACGTAATTCATCATTTGTTATATTTGACACGTTATACCTCCTATCTTAAACGTATATCTTTAAAGTATGTTAATACTTTACCATCTTCCAATTTATTTCTTATAACTTCACTATATAACTTTGTACCAGAAGAATATGTAATCTTTATATCTATTATAGACTTATCTTGACTATAACGTTGTATACTAATTTCAACTGGGATAGAGTTTTCCAATGCTGCTACTTTCTCTTTAAACTCTGTACATAGGTCTTCATAGTTTTGGTCATGTTCTTCGTATCCAAACAGTTCCAACATATCAAAACCAGCCGTAGGCATTTCAGGAATAGATCCATATGGTGTTGTAACTAACACAAAGACTGAAGATAAAAATGCATCCCATCCTTCTAAAAGTGTTTCCCTACCATTATAATTACGATCAAGTGCATGAAATCTCATGTAAATTCACCTCTCTTTATGTTTAAATTTTACAGGAGGCTTGTTAAAATTTGACGGTAAATAAAAGTAGTATCCCCATATCATTATAAATATGGGGATTTCATCAAATCTGGGTAATCATAGATCTGATATGATTTACTTTGGACGCCATAACGTCTTAATAAGATGGAGGGATAATATAATGTCACCAGTTAAAGCTATCGATCCGGCTATCAGAGTAGCTGCCGATGAATATGCATAATATATTAACCTCATAATATAGAATATACTTCGCCGGGAGTATATTCGTGCTTTACTTTAACTCCATCATTTAATATAATAGCTTATTATTATATTAAATCATAGAATTAAGAGCTGAAAGAGAAGCTCCAACAGTTCAACTCTATTAGAGCTTACTCTCCTAATATTTTCTACTTTCCAATAGAAATGTATTTTATTGCTTAAAGCGAATATAACTTAGTCCTTAGTTATGTATGTTCTTAAGTTATTTTCATTAATACAATTTTCAGTTGATACAATTAATTTAATCAATTGTTATAATTCATACAATTTGATACATTAAATGCAATTTTATTAATAATATGATAATCTTTTTATACACTTACTTTCGAATATAGTTTAATGGACTATTACAATCACCTATTACATATCTCCTATTACCAACAGAATACAATTTTTATATTTTAGTATTTATTTTAGTAATTTATATATTTAGATATTATATTTTGTTCTAATTTTATTAGATGTAAAAATGTTAAGTTTAACTACAGATATAAAAATATTTATATAATAGGAAAGGTGTGTTTCCTCCTTTATTTTTTAATATTCATTTTGTGGGTAGCTAAACTTAGGTAGAAATTTTTATATAAAATATTATTTATACAAATGTTTAAATAATTGAAATTAAAATACATATTTTAAAATCTAAAAATAAAAAAATAGGAGAGGTTTTCACCTCCGCAAAATAATATAAGTTAAGTATATTAACATAAAGATTTCAAATATATATATTTTTATCATGATTATTTTTTTTTGGTTTGAACAACTATATTCTAATTGTAACTATATTAAGCTTTTATCAAATTATGAATAAAGGTTTTATAGAAATTGTTGTTCGTGATTTATCATATATGAATTATATGTCGGTTAATAACACTATATATTTCACACAATATATTGGATTTTATATAATTCATATAAAAGGAACAGATCACGAATACACATATATGTTTAAAATTTTTGCGGTAAAAAATATGTAAAACCCAAATACCAATAAAGTATTTGGGTATTTTATTTTTATGTACCGTAATATTAATACAATTTTTAAAGGAGTTGTATACTTCTAAAAGTATACTGTAAATATGAACTTCATATGACATGTATCTAAGACACTATTTGCGTATTACATATTATCACAAGAATTGAAATTTTCAGAGTATTACTATAATAATTATTACTTGAACTTCTAATTTTTTTGAATGACAAACATAGATTTTTGGTTAAAATCTTTAAATTACGGTACTGATTGTATATAAATATATCAAATTGATATATTTTTGTAATCTTAACATTACATTTAATGTTTGTTTATACTTATTAGTGGAAATATGTAGAAGTATATATAATATTTCCTTTTGGAAGGTCATTTTTATTATTTACATACCAGAAATATTCATATACTCCACTACCATCAAAGTCTATAGCAGCATCTTTATCTTCTTGTTCTTCTGTATTAGGATATAAGAATAATACTACTTCAGTTGATCTATTTTCATAAATATCGTCAAGTGCAGCATCATTTAGTGTTGTACTGTCTATATAACCGCCTATTCTATCATCAGAACTGTATTTAGAATTCATATGTCTCCATACTTCTTCATATGCTTTTGAAGCAGAATTTCTTTCAGCATTATATTCATCTCTAGCCTTAGCAATCGCTTCTTGATTTCTTTTATTAATTTCACCATATTTCCAGAAGTTAAATAAACCAACACGTTCTAATTTACCTTGATATTTAAATGGTTTAATATTAGAACTTTTAACTCCATGGAAAATATCATAAAAATATTCATAGTTAGTATTATACTCTTTATTAAATATAGCTAAAAAATCATCTTCTATTTTACCATATAAGCATGGATATGATACAGATTTCTTAAAACCTAATGCTTTAGAATTGTCTTTACCATATCTAAACCAGCCGTCATCTTTTCTAACAGGGTTGTATTTCTCAAACACTGCGTCCACATTAACATAGTTAGTAAGGTTTGGTTGGTAAGTTACTACAGTAGTAGCCTCGTCCATACCTAAACTCATTGCTTCCATATTTTTAATATCAAAATCAGCCCAGAATTGTATCATCCCACTACTAGGATAAATATTATTTGGTGGTAATTCTTTACAGTTAATTTGGTACATCATTGTCATTTGCTCTTTTTTATCATTAGTCGGGATATTAAACCCAACAGAAACAAATGGAGTTCCTCCAACTTTACTTTTAAAATAGTTATCTTTAGAATCAATCTTATTTTGATAAATTATATCTATAGATTCTCTTTTATATTTATTAAAAACAGCATCTATAGACTTCTTTATAAAATTTACATCTTGCTCAGTAAAGACCTTTAACCCATTTTCGGTTATAGTATGCTCCATTGCAACCTCTTCAATTAAATCAAATATTCCTTTCGACATAAAATCCTCCAATCAATTTTAAAGCTCTTATATAGCCTTATTTAACGTTTTATATAATTAACCATATAAATTATTATCTAATGTACTTAAAATCTTTAATAATGGCCTATAAAGCCGTTTAAACGCATTTTATAGTGCTATAAATATATAAGTAAGTAAAATCGGCAGCCGGGGGCCTGGGCCGGGGCGCCACACCTCCTCACGCGCGCGAATAAATAAAATATATTAATTCTCGAATAAAATTACTAAATGTCGTTATTTAGATTCGACTCATTACATTCGTTCTCATCTAAATACGAATTTTTAAAGTAATTTTATTCTCGATCATTTCTAGGAAATGTTCATTCTCGTTACGTAAGTAAATAACTTACTACACTTCATTCCATTTCTTAATAAAAGGTTTTTTAAAATAATATTTATGAAATAATTTATATGAATAATAGTATTTAAATTTTATATTCTGAAAGAATATCTTAAAATCAATTATTTTATTTAATTAATAAGTTTATATCAATACAATTTTTATTAATTATTAATTATTGAATATATTTAAAGACTTTAAATAGTGCAGTTTTTATTAATTCACTTATAGAATTAGAATTTTAATTTCTGAAAATAAATTTATTAATTTTTATTATAACTGAATAAGATATTCTTTCTAAAGATATGATATGAAATAAGATAAAAGGATAACTAAAATTCTTATTTCACATTAATTTGTCAATTATAAAATTTTTAATTTTCACTCAATTACATATAATTAAATAATATATTTGAAAAAAGAAAAATAGTATTAATATATAAGTAATTAATATAGAGGAGGAATATAATGACGACGAATATATTAATTACATCCTTATGAAATAAAATAATAGAATTCTGATATGAATGAATATGAATATCAGAATATTCCCTATTGATATTAAAAAAGAATATTCCGAGCTTCGCTGAAAGATGAGTGAAATAGAATTTTCTATGAAACGAATCTTTGAAAATATAGTTATAAAATAGAAATTCTTCTTTCAGAAATTTATAATTTTAAATTTATTTTTATTAAAGTTACGAAGTAAGTTTATAGGTTTACTGAGTCTTTATTCATATTTATTTGCTTTTAAATGTGAATTTATTAACAATTTTCTTTAGTATTTTTTATAGATTTATGTAATAAATCGTAGAAAAAATAAACAATAAAGAATTATACATATCAAATATTAATATATTAATATTTGATATGTTAAAATAAT